TTCCTACCCGCCGGGGTGTGGGAGGCGTGCACCGACGCCAAGCGCACCATCCCGGACCGGGCACCGGTGATCCTCGGCTTCGACGGCTCCCGATCGGGTGACGCGACCGCGATCAGCGTCGTATCGCTGGAGGACGTTCCGCACATCGACGTTGTCGGGCTGTGGGAGAAGCCGCGCGACGCCCACGAGTGGGAGGTCCCGCGCACTGAGGTCAAGGACGCCGTCCGCGCCGCATGCCGGCGGTGGGACGTCAAGGGCATCGCGTGGGACGAGTACCTGTGGTTGGACGCCGCGGACGAGCTGGAAGCCGAAGGGCTCCCCATCGTCCGGTTCCCGCAGGTTCCCCAGCGGATGTCACCGGCGACGCAGCGGTTCTATGAGCTGGCTGTCGACCGGGCGCTGACCCACTCCGGTGATGCGGGCTTGACGCGGCATGTCGGCAACGCGGTGTTGAAGGTCGACTCCCGGGGCTGGCGGATCTACAAGGAGCACAAGTCGAGCCCGCGAAAAATCGACCTTGCTGTGGCAACCGTCATGGCTGTCTGGCTGGCCGCGAACCTCGAAGTCGAAGAGGTCCAACCGTTCTTCGCCGCATGGCAGTAGGGAGGCGAGCATGACGGTCCTTGACCTGCCAGTCGACCGGATCACCGCCCGGTTGCGTAACGTGCGGCGCGCAGTGTCGACGGCTCTCGCCTGGGTCCTGTTCGGTGTCGGATGGACGCTCGCTAAGGCGTGCCGGCTGCTGCTCACCGGCTTGACCGCCGTGCTGTTCGCCGCGGGTTGGACGGCCGGGAAGGTTGTGTGGCCGGCGCTGGTCTGGTCGGTGACCGCGGTGCGGCTGGGCTGGGAAGAGGGCCGCAAGCCGATCGGCGGCCGACGTGGGCCTGCTTGAGCGGGTCGCCGCGGCCGGCGTCGGCGAGAAGCGGTTCGGCGTCGACCAGTGGATCAGCGACTACCTGATCCCGTCGCAGTTCAGCTACGGCGGGAACAACTATCCGTTCGGGTTGACGCAAACCTTTACCGGGAACCGGTCGCAGGAGGTCTCGCAGACGCTGCCCGGCTACTCGGCGGCGCTGCGGGCATGCCCACCAGCGTTCGCCGCGCAGATGGTCCGCGCCCAGGTCCTGTCCCAGGCCAAGTTCACCCTGCGGAACCGGGCGTGGACCTCCACCCCCGGCCGGAAGTTCGGCACAAGCGCGCTGGGGCTGCTGGAGCGGCCGTGGACCAACGCCACCACCGGTGAGCTGTTGACACGGATGGAGTGGCACGCCGGCCTGGCCGGCAACGCGTACGTCGCACGACGGCCGGACCGGCTGCGGGTTTTGCGCCCGGACTGGTGTGCTCTGGTGTACGGGTCGGACCAGGAGCCGGAAGACGCCGCGCACGCCCTCGACGGCGAGCTGATCGGGCTTATCTACCAGAACGGTGGGATCGGCTCATCCCGGAACAAGCCGCAGACCCTGGTTCCGGGCGAGTTCGCCCACTGGTCGCCGCTGCCCGATCCCGAAAACGCGGGCATCGGCATGTCGTGGGTGACGGCGGCGCTGTCCGACATTCGCGGTGACCGGGCGGCAACCGAACACAAGCTGCGGTTTTTCGAAAACGGCGCCACCCCGAACATGGTCGTCAAGGGCATCACGGCCGCGACGAAGGCTCAGTTCGACGAGATCGTCGAACTGATGGAGGCCAGCCACGCCGGCGTGGCCAACGCCTACAAGACCCTGTACCTGACCGCGGGAGCTGACGCGACCGTCGTCGGCGCCGACCTGAAGCAGTTGGACTTCAAAGCCACCCAGGGCGCGGGTGAAACCCGGATCGCGATGCTCGGCCGCGTTCCCGCGCCGCTGCTCGGGATCTCCGAAGGTTTGGCCGGGTCGAGCTTGAACGCCGGCAACTTCGGCATGGCCCGGCGGATCTTCGCCGACTCGTGGATCTACCCATCGTTGCAAGACCTGTGCGCGTCCCTGGCCCCGCTGGTGCGGGTGCCCGCCGACGCGGAGTTGTGGTTCGACACCTCCGACATGCCGCTGCTGCGTGAGGACGCCAAAGACGCCGCGGACATCGAGCAGATCAAGGCCACGACGATCACCCAGTACGTGCGGGAGGGCTTCACCGCCGAGTCGGCTATCGCCGCTGTCCGCGCGCAGGACATCTCACTTCTCAAGCACACCGGCTTCGTGTCCGTCCAGCTTCAGCCGCCCGGCGCGGCGACGAACGATTCGAAACCTACGGGAGGGTCAGCGTGACCGCATTGGCCACAGAGCGGGCTATCTGCCTGCGGGCGGTCGAATTCCGCGCCACCAACGATGCCGGCGACGGCCGAACGTTGGAAGGGTACGCAGCCGTTTTCGACACCCCGACCCGTATCCAGTCGTGGGAAGGCGAGTTCGACGAGGAAATCGCCCGCGGCGCGTTCCGGAAGACGCTCCGGAACCGCACCCCGGTACTCCAGTTCGACCACGGCCGCGACATGCGTACCGGGACGGTGCCGATCGGCGCGGTTGAGGAACTGGCCGAGGACGACAAGGGCCTGTTCGTCCGCGCCCGGCTGTTCGACAACCCGGTGGTGGAGCCGATCCGGCAGGCCATCGAAGGCCAGGCGATCGACGGCATGTCGTTCCGCTTCCAGGTCGCCCGCGAGCAGTGGTTCGACCGGGACGGGAAAAAGGTCAAAGACGACGAACTGGCGCGGCTGCTGTGGGAGCCCGGCGACCGGGGACCGCTGAAGCGGTCGATCCTCGAGGTTGATCCGCTGTACGAGATCGGCCCCGTCGTTTTCCCCGCCTACGACGCGACCAGCGTCGGCGTGCGTTCGCTGCTGGCGCAGTTCAGCGCCGACGATCGGCGCGCACTGGTCCGCGAGCTCGCAGCCGAACTTCGGCTCGCCGCGGACCTCACAGACATCACCGGGCGACCCGAGCGCGGAGCTCCGGGTGGCGGTGACTCCGGCACCGAGCCAAGGACCGGCGACGTGCCAACTCACATCCACCGACAGCGTCTCGACGACGGGGCGCTGCGACTTCGAAGGATCCTGCAATGACTGACATCCTCGAGGAGCTCCGCGGCAAGAACGCCGCCGACATCAGGGACTCCGAGACCCCCGACGAGCTGCGCGGCAAGACCCCGGACGAGCTGGCCTCGTTCGTTGAGGTGCTCGACGCGCACCTGCGTTCCATCCACCAGACCGACGAGGGCGAGCTGCGGGACAAGACCCCGGAGGAGCAGAAGGCGTTCGACTACGGCCTGAAGCTCCGCGACATCGCCATCACGAAGATCGACCAGCACCGGTCGATCCAGGAGGTTTTCCGACGCAAGCCGAAGGCCGTCGAACGGGCCCTCGCCAACATCAAGTACGGGCAGGACGACCCGTACGCCGACGTTCGGCGTCTCGCCCCCGCCGAGCTGCGGGACCTGGCGCTCCGACGGCTGGACGACCGGTCCTCAACCTCGCACATGTCTGCGCCGCAGAAAGCCGAGGTTGAGAAGCAGCTCCGGCGTGACCCGGACATCGCCCGCCGGATCCTGGTCACCGAGACCGACGCCTACCGCACGGCGTGGATGAAGCTCGTCACCCAGCCCGACGCCACCCTCTACCTCGACGAGGATGAGCGGCACGCGGTACGGCAGTTCAACGAGTACCGGGCCATGGGCGAGGTCACCACCACCGCCGGCGGGTTCGGCATCCCGGTGTTCATCGACCCCTCGATCATCCTGACGGCGCAGGAGACGGACAACCCGTTCCTGACCCTGGCCCGGCAGGTGAACGTCAACACGAACCAGTGGAAGGGCGTCTCCTCCGCCGGTGTGACGTGGGCGTTCCAGACGGAAGCCGCGGCCACCACGGACAACAGCCCGACCCTGGCGCAGCCCAGCGTCCTCGTCCACATGGCACGCGGATTCATTCCGTACAGCATCGAGGTCGGCCAGGACTATCCCTCGTTCGCCGAGGAGATGGCAACCCTGCTGGCGGCCGGCTACGACGAGCTGCTGGTGGACAAGTTCACCCGCGGGTCCGGTTCCACCGAACCCTTCGGCATCCTCACCGCGCTGTCGGCCAACACGAACGTCCGCGTCCGGGTTGGCACGGCGGGTGCGATCAACGCCGCGGACCCGTACAAGGTGTGGAAGGCGCTGCCGCAGAAGTACCGCAGGCGGGCCGCGTGGATGATGTCGATCGACGTGAACAACGCGATCCGGCAGCTCGGCACCTCCACCCAGTTCCACGCCTACACGGTGAACTTGCAGGAGGAGTGGCTGAACTCGCTGATGAACAAGGTCGTGGCCGAGTCGCCGTACATGCCCGACACGACCACGGTCACCACGTCGACCGAGGGTTACGCGATCGTCGGTGACTTCCAGAACTACGTCATCGCGCGTCGTGGCGGGATGTCCGTCGAGCTGGTGCCGCACATGTTCGACATCACCAACAACCGGCCAACCGGCCAAAGGGGCTGGTTCGCGTACGCCCGCATAGGCGGCAACAGCGTGAACGACCTCGGCTTCCGGCTGCTGGTGAACACCTGATGGCCGAGCACAAGAGCAACCCAGCGCCCGCGCCGAAACCGCGGCTGGCCCGCGCATCCGAGTCGGGCGATCCGGCGATCCACGTGCTGCTCGCCGAGCTGCAGACGGCTCGCGCGAACGGCGACGACAACGAGGTGAAAGCCGTCACGGTCAAGCTGGCGGACCTCGGCTACGAGTAGCTGTCCAACGCCCCCGGTAGCGCACCGTGGGGAAGGAAGGCCCGACATCCCAGGTGTCGGGCCTTCCGCATACCTGGGAGGAAACGAAAGTGAAGGTTGTATTCGCGGTGGCGACCCAAGCGGTCCCAGACCCGTCGACTGGCGCGCGGGGAATGGTGCACAAGGGCACCCACTGGTCTGCGGATGACCCGGTGGTGAAGACCAACCCGGAACTGTTCTCCGACGACCCCCGATGGGGGCTCAACTATTCGGTGGAGCCGGAGGGCTACGACGCCCCGGTGGAACAGGCGACCGCAGCGCCGGGCGAGAAGCGGAACACCCGCCGTGGCTGAGCCAATCCCGACCGCGCTCGCAACAGGTGACCCGCGCGAGGCGGTCACAGTGGCGTACGTCCACCAGAACGACGTCACCTACTCGTGGCACCACTCCATGATGGAGATGGTCGGCCACGACATGACCAACCACGGCCGCATCATGGCCGGCGGCTACATCGCCATGCGGTGCGGCTCCGACGGCCTCGTAGAGTCCCGGAACAAGGCCGTCCAACATTTCCTCGAAGACAAGCCGGCGGATTGGCTGTTCTGGATCGACACGGACATGGGATTCGACCCGACCACCGTCGACCGGCTGTTGGATGCCGCGGACCCGGCCGAGCGGCCGATGGTCGGCGGGCTGTGCTTCTCGATGCGGGAAACCGAGCCGGACGGCATGGGCGGCTGGCGGACAGCGCCGACGCCGACGGTGTTCGACTGGGCGAAGGTCGGCGAACAGACCGGATTCGCGGTCCGCTGGGACTACCCGCCGAACACGTTGACGCAGTGCACCGGTACCGGGTCGGCGTGCCTGCTGATTCACCGGTCGGTGTTCGAGCAGGTCCGGGACAAGTACGGTCCGATCTGGTACGACCGGGTTCCGAACACCTCGACGGGACAACTGATCTCCGAGGATCTGTCGTTCTGCCTGCGCACCGGCGCGTTGGGTATTCCGCTGTTCGTCCACACCGGCGTGCGGACCACGCACCTGAAGCCGTCGTGGGTGGCCGAGGAGGACTACTGGCGTCAGCGGGCACTCAGCCCGCCGCCGCTGACCGCCGAGCAGATGGCCAGGGAAGGCGTCAGCGCTGGCGACGCCGTTAAGGCGGTTCAGTCCGATGACTGATCTGCCCATCCACATCGACGTGGCGGAAAGCCTGGCAACGTTCGAGCGTGGCGAGCACGAGCAGAGTGTCCACGGGCTGCGGACCTGGAAGCTGGCCGCGGACCTCGACCGGTATGCGGCGGTCATCGCCGCGACCCGGCCGGAAGTCGTCGTTGAGACCGGGACGAAGTGGGGCGGCTCAGCACGCTGGTTCGAAGCCCGCGGCCTCGACGTCGTCACCGTCGACATCGACCCGGGCCCGTCCCGACTCGCCCGGCTGATCTGCCCGCGGGTGACATGGGTCAGCGGATCGTCCATCGACCCTGACGTCGTCTCCGAGGTCGCAGCGGCTGTAGCTGGCCGCCGGGTCATGGTCAGCCTGGACGCGGAGCACGCCGCCCCGCACGTCGCGGAGGAGATCCGGGCATACGGCCCACTGGTCAGCCCCGGCTGCTACCTGGTCGTGGAAGACGCCATCTTCGACCTCGCCGACACCGACGAGGAGCAGGCGCGTGGTGGACTCCAGATCCCGCACGTCGGCGGTCCGCTGAAGGCCATCCAGCAGGAGCTTGTCGGCGAACCGGGCTGGGTGCGCGACGAGGACATCGAGAAGCTACACCCGGTGTCGCATCACCCGGTGGGCTGGTGGGTCCGCCGTGGCTGACCTACTGGTGATCGTCCCCTCGCGCGGCCGGCCGGAGTCGGTGGCCCGGGTGGTGGAGGCGTGGACGGCAACGGCGGCATGGGAGACGGCCGACCTGCTTTTCGCGGTCGACGCAGACGATCCGGCTGTGGCTGATTACCGCCGGGCTGTGCGGGCGGGCAGCATCGCGCCCGGTGTGACCGGCGCCGTCTGGTTGCAGGTGACTCCGACCTGGATCCCGATGGTCCACAAGCTCGACGACGCCGCGCGTACGTTCGCGAGCGAGGGCTACCTGGCGCTCGCCTTCGCCGGTGACGACCATCTGCCCCGGTCGGTCGGCTGGGCCGGCCGCTACCTCGCCGAGCTGCGCGAGCTCGGGACCGGGATCGTCTACGGCGACGACTTGATTCAGGGTGAGCGGCTGCCGACGCAGTGGGCCATGACCTCGGACATCGTGCGGGCGCTGGGCCGGATGGTGCCGGCGCCGGTGGAGCACCTGGCGTGCGATGACTCGATCCTTGCTCTCGGAAAGGCCACGGCCTGCATTCGCTACCTGCCCGATGTGGTGATCGAGCACATGCATCCCATCGCCGGCAAGGCGGCCTGGGATGAGGGGTATCGGCGGGTCAACCGCCAGGAGCAGTACCGGAAGGATCTCGCCGCGTTCGCGGACTGGCGGCACTCGGGGCTCGCCGAGGATGCCGCGAAGGTTCGGGCACTCCGGGAGGTGCGCAGTGGATCTGCTTGACCAGTTCCGGGCTCACGTCGACACGTCCGGTGGCCCGGATGCTTGCCACCCTTGGACTGGCCCGGTCCGGAACGCGAAGAGCTACGGGAAGTTCCGGGTGGACGGCAGGGACCATCTGGCCCACCGCTGGCTGCTCGGATACCTGCGTGGCAAGCCGCTTCAGTATCCGCTGGAGCTGGGATGCCACACCTGTGACAACCCGCCCTGCTGCAACCTGCGCCACCTGTACGTCGGGACCGTCAGGGACAACGTGGCTGATGCCATCGCCCGTAGTGGCCATCCGGCGGCGCGCAGGTCCTGGCCCCACTGCACCAAGGGGCACAAGTACGTCCCGGAGAACACGTTTATCTCGGCGGGCAGACGGTACTGCCGGACGTGTCATCGCGAGCGCGCCCGAATCAACGCCCGGGCCGCACGGGTACGCAAGCGGGCCGGACCCGACCGTGAAGCGGACGTGGCCGCGGTCAAGGCACTGAGGGGGTCCGGTGGCGCCGTACGCAACCCCGAGTGAGCTGGCTTCCTACATGCAGCAGGATCTGGACGCGTCCACGGCGACGCTGGTGCTCACCCTCGCGTCGGCGGAGTTTTCCCGCATCGCCGATACCCAGTTCACATCGACGGCCGTCACCTACACCACGACCGGGACGAGGGCGACAAACGTCGTTTTGCCGTACCGCCCGGTGATCGCCGTGTCGGCGGTGCGGATCAGCACGGTGGTGGTCACCGGCTACACCCTGATCCGGAACAAGCTGTACCGGGCGGCCGGGTTCGGCGCCTCGTGCACAGTGCCGCCGGACCTGCTCGAGGTGGACCTGACCCACGGCTACACCTCCGTGCCGGACGACGTGAAGGGCGCGGTGCTGGAAACGGCGGCGCAGGCGTACATCATCCCGGTCGCCGCAATGGTAAGCGAGTCCATCGACGACTACGCCGCCCGCTACGTCGCGAGCGGCGGCGGGATGCAACTGACCCCGTCCGCACGGGAACTAGCCGAGGGCTACCGGGGCGTTTT